AAAAAACAGAATGGTTTTGAATAATCTTCTTTGATTGTTGATGTAGATACAAATGCACAATTATTTAATGCCGCATATAACTTCTTTTCTTCGGTGATTGGAGTTCCCATCGCCCACAAACCACGCCCTGGTGGTAAGAATTTCATATTGAAAATTCTCTCATACATTTCTTGAGCTGATGCTTGGGCTTGCCAAGCATTCCAACCTAACTGATGTGATTCAATATGATTTTTTTGCATAGAATATGTTCCCTCAACAACTCTTTGAACTGTTTCCCACCAACGTTCATTCTTTCCATCTTTTTTAATACGAGAATACGTTCTCATATAAACTAAATCACCTAACCCATTGAAACCAAACGGTGGCTTTTTTCTTTTATATTTACTTACAAAATTATCTGATAACTTGAATTTTTCCATTCAACAACTCCACATTTTAAAAAACTAATGTTATAAATTTTACTTACACTATTAACTATAATATATATTCAAATCGGTTTAAAATTTTATTCAAACCCCCCAAGTTTTTTTTCAGAGGTTTTGAAACCATCATATTTATTTTTTAAAAACCCCGTTAACATTTTATCTGAATCCATTTTACTAGTTTGTTCCTTTCCTTGCCACGAATTTCCTTCAAATATTTCTATACTACCAACATTAGTATTAATATTTGCAGGATATGTAATACCATCCACTCCAAATCTATTTTTAATAACATGAACTCTACCTGTGTTAGCTATCTTATCAGTTGCTTTTCTACTTACTGACATAATAAAATCTGCCGTCATAACTTTACTATATGCTTCAGCAATTTTATCAGCTTCAATTACATCTTCTTCTAATGAACTTCTATTCGCTTGAGATGCAGTCCATATTGGTATATCATACTCTCCCGCCATACCCCTTAAATCTTCATATATATTTCCCAATGCTAACCTATACTCTTTTACTCCACTAGTATCTCTTAAAATATCTGCATAGTCTACAATTATTACATCGGGAATAATATTTTGTATTTCTAATTGATTTAAATGTGCTGCAAGTGTTTGTACACTTGCACTTTTAGTAGGATAATGTTTAATAATTAAATTACCAGTTAACTTATTAACCTGTTTCTCAACTTCTTCAATACTATATTTTAAATTTGCAGTAGGTATTCCTGTTAATATAGTATCATATCTTAATCCAATATATGATTGATTTAACTCTAAAGTATAATGTACTGCAGTCAATCCTTTTTTAATACAATAGTTTCCTATACATTGTAACATCCATGTCTTACCAATACCAGCTGGTGCTACAATAACACCCAATTCACCTTTACCTAATCCACCATCCATAACTTCATTAATTACATCCCAAGGAGTTTCAACCGTTGTTCTAGCAGATTCTTCATATCTACTTAATACACCTTTAATATAATCATGCCCTAATTCAGTAACATTTCCTGCTTTCATAGCATCATCAATTACTGCTTTTATTTGGTCATACTCACCAATCTGTAATAAATCTACTGATTTTAAAATTGCATTTTTTAATGATTGATTTTTACAAAATTCAAGTATTGTTTTTTCAACAAACTCTAAATCTGTAGCTTCTCTATTATTATAAACTTCTTTAAGATTGTGTATAACAGATGTTTTTAAAATATCATTATCTACATCGTCTATTATTATTTTAAGCGCTTCTAATGTTGGTTTCCTTTTAAATTCTAAAAAATATTTTTTAATATTATCAACTAACCATCTATCAGCCTCACTATCAAATATCTTTGGATCTAATATATCAAATATTGATTGTAAAAATGTTTTTCTAAATAAAAGTGAAGTAATTATTTTTTTCTGAAATGATGTACCGAATTTACTTAATGTATCTATATTATCAACTATTACCTTCCCCGTATAAATCTTTGCGTACTAATTCTATTTTTTTCTTTCTATATCGAGCTACCGCCTTCTTTCTAATAAATTCTCTATTGCGCTGATAATATTCCATATTCCAACGTCGTTGCGCTTCAAGTTTTTCATCGTCAGTCTTATATATTATTTTTCTACCCATAACAAATTTTTATTTTTTTATATATCTTTTTATTTTTTTATATATCCATCCAACTTTAAAAAATGTTGATTTAACCAACTATCAATATTAGGTAAATTAGTAAATAACCTATCTTCCATAAACAATTTTTCAAAGTTATATTTTTGTAACTGCGGTTTATTATTATCCAAATGATTTAATAACTTCACCTTTGTTGTTCCACTAATATCTACATTTTCAAGTTGCATTAACTTATAATTTCTATCAATCAATTCTGCATGCTCTGTTAACTTTACTTTTAATTTATCTAAAGTATAATCTTCTTTATCTATTAGTTCAGGAAACTTCTTTATAATAGTTTTTAATCCAAATCTGGGTACACCTTTTATATTATCAGATTTATCTCCATCTAATATTTTATAATATATAAAGTTTTTAGGATGAATTTTATATTCATCTACAATTGCATCTACATCATATAATTTTTTTCTAACTGGACTCCAAATTTTTATAGTATCTGAAACTAATTGTAAAAAATCTTTATCAGTTGACATTATTATAGATTTTTTAAATTTATTCTTTACATAATATGCAATAACATCATCTGCCTCTATATTATCTGCCGATACAATACTTACAGGTAACAACTCAAGATAATTTAATAACCGCTTCAATTGAGTTATCATATTTAATTTTTCATTTTTAGACTCTAATCCTTCAGATCTATTTACTCGTATAGCACCTCTTCTACGGTTCTTATATTCTGGATAAAATTTACGGCGGCGTACAGATCCTCCCTTACCATCGAATACTATTACAACTCTTGTTGGTGCTAACATTCGAATTGCATAACCTATACTTCTTAAAAATCCAACAATTCCTCCAACGTGTATTCCATTTTCATTGGTGCTTGGAAATACACTAAAGACTCGGATAAACGTATTTAATCCATCTATGAGAAGTACTTTATCGTCTATATCACCGCCATAAATATCAACTTTTGATTTATCTTTAATTTGATTTAAAATTGATACATAATCATTAGAGTTCATCCATTCCATCCTCAGTCATTACAACATCATCAATCCCTAATTCATCTATATCATATTTTAAAATTAATTTTTCACATATCAATTCATATAAATGTTCTTTTAAACCATCAACTTCTTTAAGTAATTTCTTAAAATCTTTAGATTGAAATTTGTGTTCGTTTCCTAAATTATCAGTAAGTGTATACCAAGCTCCAGCTTGCTTTACAAGTTTGTAATCTTTCATTACAGTTAACCAACTGCCAGTATCATCAATACCACTTTCGAAATAAAGAGGAAACTCCGCTTTTCTCAACGGAGGTCCTAATCTATTCTTTATAACCTGCGCAAGAATCGTCATTCCAATAACATTCTTTTTAGCATCTTTTATTTGGCCTTTATTCTTTAATCTAATTCTTGTAGATGCGTGAAATGGTAATGCTTTACCACCACTAGTAGTCCAAGGGTCACCAAACATAACACCTAATTTTTGTCGTAATTGATTTGTAAACACAAGAGCCACTTTTTGTCTACCTATCATTTGAGTAATTTTTCTTAATGCTTTAGAAATAATAATAGCCTTAGCAGTAGCCCAACCATCTTTATCAAAATCTGCTTCCATTTCTACTTTGGTAGATGCTCCTGCTACTGAATCAACTAAGATTGTTACTAATCTATCTTTATCTGATTCACGAACTTTAGCAACTATATGTTCAATAGCCTGAAATATATCTTCTACAGTTTCTAAATGCAAATACAACATATTACTTACATCTATTCCAATAACTTTTAAAAAATCTTGACTAACTGATGTTTCAGTATCAATATAAACTGCCACCCCACCTTTTTTCTGAGTTTCAGCTAAAATGTGTGCACCAATTAATGATTTTCCACTTGATTCCAATCCATTGATTTCTGTAATTCTACCAACCGCAATACCACCATTGGGTTTATTTGATATTGCTAAATCTAATAGTGTAGAGCCTGTAGAAATAAAATCCTTTATATCCGTAGGTGTTTCAGTACCACTATCTAAGAAAAATGCAACTTGATCAGTATCTTTAAATTGTTTATTTAAGTTTTCTGCTAACACAGCAGCAAGATCATCTCTTGTACTCATATAAAACTCCTAAATTAAATTTGGGGGATGGTAACATCCCCCAAATTTATATTGTTAACTATTAAATAAATCGTCAAATGCATCTGTTGTAGATGAAACTGGCTTTGTAGTAGTTTCGGCAACTGGTGCAGTAGAAGCAGGTTTAGAAGTTTTTTTAGATTCTTCACTACCTTCATCCTCTGATTTTCCTGAAATCCAAGATTCAAGAACTGAAGTTAATTCTTCATATGATTTCTCTTTATAGATTTCATTCAAATCCTTCTGATCATTCAAAAGTTTTTCCATAAGACTTGCATCTTCTGTAATTGGAGTTTGGTTTGGTTTAACCCTAATATTTGTTTTAGGGAAAGCCGTACCGAGTTCTTCAGCAGTTTTAAACTCAACTACAATATCACGACCATTCATAGCATCTGTAATGTCAAAGTAATCAGGATCTGTATTAATAGAAAGTAGTTCTTGATAAACTGTCTTTCCAAATCCCCAGAACTTAACACCTTCAGATTCTTGACCACGAACTACAATTGGAGCAAAAGTTCTCATTTTTGCTTCCAATTTTTTACCAATTTGATAATCATCTCTGCTACCATTTTCTTTGAGTTTTTGAGAAAACTCTTCAATTGGGTCTGGACGACCGTTTGAAATTGGTGAAAGATAGTTCTTCGAGCCAATTTGATAATGAAAAAACAACTCAATAAATGGGTTGTCTTTATTATGCAAATATGGTACAATTCTAATTTGAGTCTGCCCAGCGGGCGGTTTCCATAGATTGCTTACACGAGTATTTGAGTCTTGAAGTTGCGATAACCTTGCTTTGATTGCATTAATATCCATTTTTTAATCTCCTATATTATGCTTTATTTTTTAATATTCAATTTGTAGTTATTTCTTTATAACCTACAATAATATATATAATCTAAATTTTAAAAAACGTATTTTTTTTTATTTAGCTAAAAACTTTTTATTCATCGTTTTTGATACAGCCCCGACAGAAGTTACATCAATAAACTTAGCATCTTTTCCATACATTCTTTTGAAATCTTCCATATTAGATTGTCTCTC